TCTTCAACCAACACTTTGGTCAATGCGAAGGCGAGGCCATACACATTGTATACATAGCGTTGGAGGAAGAGTACACCACCTTGCTGATAGGACACTGGTGTTCCATCAGGCAGTTGGGGTGCGGCTCCAAATCCATAAAGGACTGGCTCTTCGTGGTAGTTTCTAGGAATGCCCTCTTGTTCACGGAAAACACGAGACCATTCATCTTCTCGGAGGTCATAAACGCCATCAAAGCACTCATTCAAAATGGGTTCAACGATGGATCTAAAGTCCGTACTTCGCATTGGTGCGGCCATGGTTCAGTCCTCCTTATGCTACTGAAGTGAAGTTACCAAAGAATTGTGAATAAGCATTCACTACTCTAAGCACTACATATGAATCACCCCATGCATTATCTGGATAGGGGGCTATATCAACAACTCTCATATCACCTTGTGATCCATTACCAATCGCTGTCGATACACCTAAGGTGCAAGCAGACAAGCCAGTAGTAGTAGAACCTGCAGTTGTATTGGAGAAGTTGTACTCAATACCAATAGAGGTTTGAGCAATGGTTGCATCTGACTGAATTTCATAAACGATATTGTTATCGTTGTAGAAATAGGCCACACATGAACCTGTGAGGAAAGTAGTACTGGCAGGCCAATAGTTACTTACACGCCTACGACCAGTAGAATCAGTCCACTCGACACCTGCGAAAGCCCCAGACCATGCGGCTCCTGCTGATGCGACTACGATGACACCTGCTGATGCACTGTATTTTACTGGCTGACCCTTCAAGATATTTGAAGAATAACCAGACGTAATTCCATTGGCTAACGCCTGAGCACGATCCAGACCAGAGGGGTGGAACGCAGGACGTAAACCAAATGGAGCGTTAGTTGATGACATAATAACTCCTTGTTAAAAATCCTCACCCATGAAATATGGGATCGGGAACATTTTTTCGGCTTAACTGCTTTAGACCATCGCCTTCGATGTCAGTAAGACTTCTGCCTGAACTGTCTGTTCCTTGAAGTTGCTCAACTTGGACTCTGATCTTCTCAGCCTCCTCATTGGGTGCTTCATGGTGCATCTGTAACATCACGTCTTGATAAATGTCCATAGGAAGTTTATACAAGATCATTTCATTACAGGCAATAAAACCAATGTGCTCTCCTGCTTTGACTTTGTAGTTCTCGAAATGAGGCATCTCGTCTGCTTTCACAGGGATATAACCTAATCTCATACGCTTATCAATGCTATCGTAGCTATTGGTAGTTGACAGCCAACACAGATGCCACCCCGGCATCTCAGGTACTTTGGGTAAAGCACTCTGTGTCCATTCCTCACTCCACATCTTGCGACGCTCTTGTGCGCTCATGAACTTCTCTTCTGGAGGTAATCTAGTGGTATCCTGACTAGCACGACTTTCACGACCACCTGCAGTTAAAGATTTTTTTAAACGTGATTCCATTTGTTTGATTCCTTAGTTAAGTGTTATTTCTAGCTTCTTGGGCATATCGCTTGATCATCTTGGCTCTCTTCTGAGGATCATCCCAGAAACCTGCATCTTTCATCGCTCGAACCTGTTCGGGTCTTAGCGTGATTTGAGTTCGGTTAGAAGAACCATAAACAGTCTCACGTCCAGTGCCAGTCTGCACACTCCTTGGTCTCTTAACAAACGGTTTACCGTCCATATCGTCATTGTATCTAGGGTTGATACGCTTTGACAAGCGATTATCTAACTCATCCCAATATTCGGAATCAGAAGGATTCCAACCCTCTTTGACGAGGTCTTCGTCAATTACTTTGGCGATTCTTGAATCGGTATCAGTCCCATTGGGGTTGTACCAAGAATTCCTCTCCATCCAGTCAGATGCGTGCTTCTGAACCTTTGGATCAGGAATATTGTTAGTCTGACGTGGTCTGACCTGAGCATCTTTAAAGCCTTTTAAGTCTCTAATGGCTGTCCTAGTCTCGTCCCACATCTCTTGTGCTTTGTTAAAAGCATCACCATCACTTACTTGCATGGCCTCAGACATTTTCATCTTGGCATACTGCAATCTAAGCTCTTGGTCTTCAATAGCCTTGTCTATACGAGCTAAGTCTGCACTGTGGGTTTTGTGCTCCACAACTGCTAGACGCCCCATAAGAGCCTCGTTTTGTCTTCTAAGAAGGTTCAGTTGGGCTTCCTTCTCGCTAGAAGTGGCTTTGGCTATCTCTTTCTTGTACCTACGCTTTGCTCGTCTAGCATCACGAATGGCTTGGGTGTCGTCTGGATGGTCTTCTCCACCATCATCAGGAACTGAACCACCCTCAGCCTTTTGTTCTTCTTCCTCAGGCATTAAATCCTCAGGAAGATCGACCAATGCTGAACCATCAACCTTTTCTTTTACGTTAATGTCTAACTTTTCTGTTGTTTCTGTGCTCATATGAACGCCCTCATTGCTAGTGGATCACAAGTTACTTTGGCTATGACTTCATGGTCGTTTAGGATCATAAACAAGGCTTTGTCCTCGTCTTTTTCACCCTCAACTTCAACTTCCCACCTGTCACCACCCCATTTTGGGACACGGATGTAGTCTCCAACCTCACACCATGAGCCTTCAGGCCAACCTTGCATAGTGTCTCGGTTTTTGAATGCTAGAGGGCCAATCTCAATGACCTTAGCTACCATGTTTTGCCACTTTTCAGTCTCTTTGGTCTCTGAAACCAAAATGATCCCTGCACTAGTCGTTCTCGTCTTAGTTCTTCTGAGTTGAACTAAGATTCTTCCACCTAATGGCTTCGCTCCCGGATCTACAACTGGAAAGGCCCAATTTATCTCAGCTTCGCTAGAAGCTACGGTGCTATCGCTCATTCTCTTTTTCCTCTTCTTGATCTAACAAGTTGTTAATGGCATCCAAAACTTCTTGGTGCCCCAAATAAATACCCACCATACGTTGGTACGCTTCCCATGTAGAAGCATTTCCTGCTCCAAGAGAAAAAGCTATTTCAGCTTGGCGTGCCTTAGTAACGCTGATGACTTGAGTTATAGAGATCATTTATTTTTTCTTTGCTTGTGCTAGTCCTCCTTGTGGTTTAGTTGGCTTTGTATCGCCTTTACCCTTTAAAGATGTGCCATCAAGCTTTTCGCCCATAGCCATACGCTTGTGTTGACGAACTAATTCGCCTTTTTGCTCTGCATCACTAGACATTTTGTCCTCCTATAAAGTTCTGAGCTTGGTTTTCAAGTCCCAGTGCAGTTTTCACCTGCTCGTGTTGCAATTTGCCCCCTTCATGGGTCAATTTTGCAGATTCAATACGCTCTTTGGTGCGGTTATCCTCAGTATTTATAGCTAAATCCATCTGTTTTTCAGCCATAAACTTGTCAGCATCAGCTTTTAGCTTGGCTTGTTCCAATTGTTGGCTATTAACTAGCTTGGCTTGAGCCATTTGAGCGTCAACTTGGTCTTTTTGTGCTCTACGCTGTGTCTCAGCCATAGAAGTTTGCACCAAAGCCTGAGCGTCAGCGTCCATTGGGGGCTGTGCTTGCTGTTTTAATTGCTGAATTTGTTGCATCATCTGTTGGAAAATGGGCATAACGTGGGCAAATGTCTGCTCAGAGTCTTGTTGGACGTGCTGAGAGGCCAATGCATACAGTTTGTCAGCCTTGGGAGTAATCTCAGGGTTGTCGTAGTCAATCATCTTGCCCCTCATGGCCTTCTCAACATACTCATTCATCCTAGATTGATACCACATACCAAAGTGTTGTTGTATATGAGTGACCATAGGTTGTATCAAAGAAGGCATGATCAATGGGTTTGCACCACCAAACACTGGATTTTGATAGAAATCTAAGTGACTTTGTATGTGAGCAAGGTGATCTTGGGTGTCATATGCTTTAGCAGGCTGACCAGTCATCATCAAGACATTCTCTTGTGAGCTATCAATCATGTCCTCTACAGGCTCCATGATCATTAACTCATTGATCTGAGGTATCTTCATCTGCTTCAAAAATCGCTCAAGCACTGCCTTTTGGTTAAAAGCTTGTGGGTACTGAGCCATGATGGACATCACAGCCTGAGTCTGAGCCATTCTCTGGGTTTCAGAGAAAATATGTGGATCAGAGACTGGTATAACATCAGTGTTTCGCTTGAAGTCTTCCCTATGGATGTCCAAGTCAACGACCATCTCACCACGTCTTTGGTCATCTAGATACCATCTATTCAGCCTACCCAAAACTTTCAAGACACGAGCTTGTGACTCGTGCAATCGGGCATGGATGGCTGAGTAGACGTGAGCACCTTGTTCGATAAGGGCTTGGGC